CCCACTCCCTAACTGTAACTCGCTCTGAGCGTAGCTTGGTGTGTTGGTACTTAGGGGTGTTCCCTTCTTCAATCTGTTCCAGCTTCATGCTGGGTCGTGCAAAAGTAATATCAATATTACCGCCTGTGTCTGTAGACATAGGTTCCATAAAGAACTGTAGAGCTGGAAGGTCTGTGACCTTGTAATCCATAATTGCGTCCTTATAATCAATAAGAACACGCTCTCCAAGTCCTCCATCAGCGGAGCCTGTGTTAATAGACGTAAGCAAACCGGGGGTTTCACTAACTGTTACCATATTTTAACTCCTTATAATGTGATGGACTTTACGAAGCCCGTGCCTGAGGCTAGAGCACCAAGTGCAATTGCGTAGACTGTATCTGAGCCCGGTTGAGCCTGTGAGCGTCCATCGGCAGCTGCGGTAAGTGAATTACCTGCTGCTACTGTTCCGGTACATGCTAGATTCAGAATTACGCCTTTGCCAGTGATGACACTGCCATTACTACCCGAGTTAGCGTCCACGAACATATAACCGATACCAGTTGCTACACCGGATGCGCTCATTGTTACCGTGTCGGCTGCGGATACAGAGACTAGGTGACCTGCCGTACTAGACGCAGCTACCGTGAAAGGTAGTATACGTGCTGGGGCGCCACCGTCATTTACGAGAATTTCTGTTGCCATAATTATCCTCAGTTCCCTCTCTGGAGTAAGTTTTTATCCAGAGTGATTCTTCCATTTTCCCACTTAACTGCAAATTCGCGTTCTGTCTCCTGCAAAGGTTCGTCACCTTCGGAGGCTTTACCCTTACCGAAAGCTCGTTCTACCTCAACAGGTTCTGGAACAGCAGCCAGTGCTTCGCTGAAACCAGTCAGCTTTAGCTCATCCCATGCAGAAAGTTCTTCCATGCGCGTGGTGGAGTTATCTTCATCAAGAGTCCCGAAAAGGACTTCCTTGGAGATAATGTGATTAATCACTTCAACCTTGCGCGCCTCAGCTTCCTTTTCAGACCTCTCTTCCTCAGCTAGTTTGAATGCTTCGATTTCTTTCAAAGCGTTCTCATACTGAGATTCAATGTCCTTCTTGGATGCTGTAACTTCTTCGAGCTGTGAACGCAAAGAAGCGAACTCTCGTTCTACAATCTTTTCCGCATCGGAATTTTCTTTTATTTTGTCCATCTGTTCAACCTCTTTAGTTGTACCATCTGTACATTCACACGTTCCTCCATCGCAACCACAGTCATGTGGTTCATCTTCGGTGTGTGAATCACATTTCGTTCCAATTGTACATTCCTTGCAGACAGGGTCCATTTTTTCATTATCAATGAAACTGACCTCCGTGGGTCTTACATTCATGGCGAAAGTATCACCCATAACATCAACATCATTTGAAAGCCAATCAATGCTGACATGTGTGATGTCACCTTCTTTAACCTTTTCTAACACTTCATTACCACGTTCTGTCTTGCCATTTATAGTGGCTAACATTTTAATGGCGGTCTTTCCATTCTCCATCTCGAACAGCTCAGGGTCGTTTGCCATGCCGATTAAGTCCTCAGGTGTTCTCTGGTGGTTGTAATATATAGGAAGCTCTTTAAAACTTTCTATATTACTCTTTAATACCGTCGGTTCTATATAAACCTTTTGTTGTATACCATCGTCTTCCTCATATTCATGTGGGCCCGATGTTATAGCTATAACGGGAAATTGAATTTCAGGCACCTCACCATCGGGTACCTCTATACTAATCCCTTCTTCTATAGCTAGAGCAAAAGAGCGACGTTTTGGTTCATTAGAAAGACTTCTTCCAAACTCTCGCTCAACTCCGTTTTCTTCAGCCCACATACTGCACATGCCTTCAGCTAGCTTTTCGTAATCTTCAAGATTACGCTCCTTAAGGAGTCCGCTAACATTCTTTAAACATTTTTTGTATGTCATTTTCTGTCTCCTGTTGCGTTTGCAGCGGGCTTGTTTCCTCTATTCTGGGCTCTGGCCGATTCTTCTTTCTTATCTTGATTTTTGCCTCCAGATATGTTGGCATTCTTATCAGATTGTCCTGCTGCCTTTACAACAGCTTCTTTTACCTCTGTAAGTTCTACCACACCTTCTGGGTCAAGTCCACGCTCTTCTCTAACCTCTCCGGGACCCAATACGCCTTCGGAAAGATATATCATATCTGTTTTTGCTTTAGTAAAAGCATCATTTATATTAATTTGTCTAAACTTAATCAAAGCAGGTTCCATTCCTTCTTTGCTCACTAATTGAGGCATTAATTGGGAATTTATCGCCGCTTCCACCATAGACTGCAAATATTGCACATAAGGCTCAAAAATAGGCCGTGCCCTTTCTGGCTCAGTCCACATTGTCATAGGAACTTTAAGAGCCATATGTATTTTAGCTAAAAGGTCGTCTGTATATTTTCCATATTCAAACGCGCGCTGAGTTCCTTGTAATTCTTTAATTTCTATATCATTACCGTGAATAATATCTTCGCCCGGCTGTAGAGCGTTAAAAGTATCAACTATCTCATTAATTTTATCAGGACCATAAGGCATATCAGGGAGACCGCAAGATATATCAAAGCGAGATGAAGCGTACTTATTTAGGGCAGCACCTATATCTCTTTCAGCATAATCCTTTAAATCTACAAGATATATAATGGGGTGTATGTCTGATAATCCATAAGCGTAATCATCAAAAACATTATTCTTCAATTCGATAATTTCGTTTTCCTCGAAACGTACAGAATCTTTGTCGTCTCCCAAATCTTGATAATAATATTTTATTTGTCCATGCTCATTTCTCTGAACGAACATATTCTGACTGGAACGTAAAACCAAGTTAGCTTCGTCATCCCAATTAGCAAAATCACCAGTATATTCTAAATAACCTGTTCCAAATATACGAGCATTCCTTAACCATGTATATAAAGTCTGTTTAATATTTATATCCTTGAACATCCCTTCTACCTGCTCTCTTAGTTCTTCATCGTCGGTTACTATATCGTAACCATCTTTAATAGCATAAAAACAAGGAAGGTCAATCAAAGTTCGGATAATAGGGTCCGAAAGATATATATTCATATAAACTCTGGGTTTTCCTAAATGAGCTTCATAATCCTTAAAGCCACCCCTAAAACCCCGATTTAAAGAAAGGCGTTTAATAACACCTTCTCCAAAACTACGGGGCTCGTCTTTGTCAAATGGGGGATTACTCCCCTTACTGGCAAATCGCCGTCTAATATTATCAATCCACGACATGGCTATTTAATATATCTTATATGCCCTATATAAAGATTTCGTCACAATGCCCTCATCTTATGCTTGTTTAATTTGATATTTCGTTGCTTAGTAGTAAACAACGATTGATTATTCTGAAAAGATGCCGTCATGTCTTTATTTCTTCTTGCAGCTGGGGTTAATTGTGTAGTTCCGAAGGTAGCGCTGCCGGGAAGCATAGTAAGAGTAGCATGTAGAGCTATAACACAGCTGTCACAGTAATCATCATGTTTACCGTCAGGCGCCGATATCCTTTCGGTCTTATCAGCAGCATCCATTACATATTCTAATTCTACATGTTGTCGTAACCACTTGTTAATTAATTTAGCCGCAGGAGGCTCCAATTTATCAGGATTAGGTAATAATACGCGCTGTTGTTGTATAAAAGACACATAATCTCTAAATGCTTGTGTTTTTGTCCCCTTTGGTCCTCCAGTAAAGACGAAAGGTATAAAATGAATCTGAGGAGATGTTTGGATACAGGCTAATCGTAGGTCTTGCTCAATCGCGCCCCCAATACCAGTAGCATCAATAATAAGCTTATCAGCACCCAATACAGTGGAAACTTCCATGATACGTCTACGTTGGTATGGAATATCGTGTCCACCAGTTCTAGCACTAATTTCTTCAATATATATAAGCCGTGCCACGTTCTCTCCACTATCCGGTCCATCAGGCTTCTCGAGTGACCATCCGGTAATAACAGTAGAATTAATAGATTTCCCAATGTCAACACCGATAGTAACTTGAGGATAAATTCCTCTTCCTTGCTCAAGGGTGGCGGGGATATGGGTTTCGTAATCATGGAAACATGCCTTTAGTTTTTCAGGATTAAATACATTCGATACACTTTCTACAAACTCGCATTCGTATTCAGTTCTCCAATACATAGAATCTTCACCCCATTCCATCATCTTCTCTAACATGTCCTCTTCAGTGTAAGGAGCAGAGTAGGCCCCCCCTTTCTTTACTGCGTCTCTCCAAGTAAACACCATTCTAGTAAAAGAATCCGCATAGGAGTCATCATACAAATAACGCCACATATGGTTAGACTTTGACTTTGGTGTACCTAAATTTATGAACGGAGCCCTATTTGAAACTATCGCTGGTTCTACGTTATCTACGAAGAGATGGTCATCAATGAGCGGAGACTCATCGACGATACAGAATGTAGGGTGTTGGCCCCGTATAGCCTGCCCCTGATTGCTAGGCGCTAAAGGAGCACGGCGTAGAAGTGTGCCCCCCTTCATGCGTATATGGGGCTTATTGTGAAATTTATAATTATCTACTAGGCTGTCCAGAAATGTATTGTCCTTAAAGTGTCGGTAGACATATCCGAATATCAGTGCAGCTTGGTCCTCTGATGGAGCAAGCACAAAGACTAGGTCACGGAAGCGCTTGAAAAACATATAGATGACGACAGCGACTGATAGAGCGTAGGATTTCCCACTGCCTCGTGGAGCTAATATTGCTAATTTACGCTGTCCTCTCTTCTCATCATAACATAAAGAAGTAGTTATAATATCTATTTGGAGGGGTCTAAGTTTCAAAGCCCTTTGTTTACCATCATATAGATAAGCAGCACAAAAAGCCTCTATAAGCTTCCTCATCTTGTCTTCGCTTAGTCTACATCTTTCAAAAATTTCTTCTAAACTTCGCGAATCAAAAGCTGATTTACCTGTCAGAGCTGTCTGTAGATTCTTTATCTCGTTTTTCACTGGTAGACTTTTCATCTGTTAAATCCTCCAAAAAGGATGCGAATCCTTCTGTCTTCTCTTCGATAAGCGAAGGAATTTCTATCTTTAATGCGCGAAATTCCGTATGTATGTCTTTAACGATTTGATTACGCTGTTTCAATAACTCATTTCTTAAAGTTATATCTTTAAGGTTTTGAGTTATCTCATCCCATAGAACATCTTCCAAAGTAAGATTACGTGCTAAGAGTAGAACTATTTCTTTATGGCGTTCATATTCAGCCTCTCCTATACGTAAGCGTAGACGACTGACATAGCCCTCTACATCCATTACTTCGTCATTGCTGCACGGACATTCTTGCGTACTGCTTCAGCCATCATATCATCATGTTCGTCCCATGCTGACATAATCACGTTACGCAGAACTGTGTTCTTGACATTCTTTTGAGCTGTTTCATCCAGCTTCTTATAAGCCGCTAACTGAGCTTTAGTTAGATTTTCATCAAGTAACGCTAATATCTCATCATCAT